CGAGCATCTCGCCAGGCCTCCATCAGACCGCGCAGATCTCGGATGTCTGCGGCCGCGTGCCCGTTCTCGAGGCCGAGGCTGGCCAACGCTCTTTCAGCGCCGCGCTCGGCTGCCCGTGTAAGCAATTCATTGAGGTCTTCGGCTCGAAGGGACAGGACGCTGCCCTTCCCAATTTCTGACACAGCATCGGAAAAATCTGACATCAAAACCTCCAAAACAAGAAGGCCCGTCGAGGCATATGCCAGGGCGAGCTTGTTGAAACTGCCTGCGGTGTTAGGTGCAAGCCATCAGGATGGGGACAGACGACGTAGCCAGCGCCTTCACGTCGTGAATCACCTCCACAAACACGCTGGCTGCCGTTGTGTTGGTGCCTTCGCCCACAGGGCCAAGGACCTCCGCGGCCAGCGCGGTAACTCGCGACGCGATGGCTGCGTCAGTCCAAGGCCCGATGACTTCAGTATTGAGTGAGCTGATCTGGGCCGCTGTCGGCGCATCAGTCCAATCGGCAACCGTTTCCCCGAAAAGGTAGGTGTACTGGACCGTCACGTCAGTCGCCCATGCCCAATTGCATTGCATTGACCGACGTCGCCGACCAACTGCTGCCACCCGCATCGGTCAGAAACGCGGCCTGGTACAGCGAATTGATGCCTACCGTAAGGGTTTGGGTTGCGCCCGATACCGTGGTGCCTGAGGTCTTGAGCTTGGGTATCAGGCTGGTCGTGCCCGAGCCGGTGTTCTGGGCGAAATAGTTGCCGACCACCGCATTGATGCTTGTGGGTGAGTACGGCAGCGCGGGGAATTTGTACAGGTCCACATTGCCGGTGCCGGAGTCGCTGACATAGTTGGTGGAGGCAAAACCTCCGTTGACCATCGCGTAATGCGAGGTTCCGGTCTTAGGCGTGAACTGGGCAAGGTCACCATCAGCGTTCGGCACCAAGGTGCTGATACGACGCGGACCGATGGGAAACGTGTTGAAGTTGCTGCCCTGGTCATCCCACACGATGACATCGTCGATCCATCCCGTGCCGCTGAAGGTGTATCCGAGGGCGACGGTGACCGATATGATCGCTTGGGCAGAGGCAAAGAAGCCTGTGTAGCTGCCTTGTGAGATGCCATCGATGTAGAGCTGGGCCGTACTGCTCGATCCGTTGAGGTAGTACTCCAACTCCACCCAGTGAAAGTTGCCGTCATTCACAAAGGCGGACGATGTGATGCAGGGCGTGCTTCCGCCGTAGTTCACTACCGCCAGTTGCCCCAACGGGGTCAAAGACAGCGCTGAGTTGTTGTTGAAACCGACGTTGTAGTAGCCGGCAGAAGTACCGCCAGCAGTTGTGCCACTGCTGTACTTCAAATAGAACCCCACGCGTACCTTGGCTCCGCTGGGTATGGATACGCCTTTGACCACCTGGAAGCTATAGGGGGAACTGCTGTTGGTCAGAGCACCTCCTCCAAACTTTCCGGCAGTTGATGCGAACGTAAAGCTGCTGCCGCTGGACCACTTGCTGGTCACCTGCGCGGTAGCGGTGTAGCTGTCAAAGCCATCACAGAATCGAAACGTCATTCATCGCTCCAGAGGTTGTTTATCGGGTGCCCACAAGGCTGACCGAGACGTTGGCCAGCGTGGCGTCGGCGGTGGCTTGATTGGTCAGGGTCAGCACATCGCCAGCGGCCAAGCTCACTGCGCTGGCAAAGGTGAAAGTGGCGCTGGTGGCTCCGGCCGCAAAGTTCACGCTGCCAATCGAGGTGCCGTTCTTGGCAAGGGTCAGCGTCGTGCTGCCTGTGGCTGCGGCGATGGAAGAGCTGTAGGAGCCCGTTAGGCTGGCCGGCAAGCTCACTGCACGCGGGATGATGATGCGGCCCATCACCTGGCTGCCGGTGGGCGTACCAGGGAAGAACATCAGCAGGTCGTAGGGCTGTGCGCCCCCGGTCTTGGAGTCCACGTAGGCCTTGGTAGCCTTTTGGGTGGCGACCCGGCTGTCACTGTTGGCGGCGAGGGTGCCGTCGGTGTCGCTGGCCAATGTGGCCACCGTGCCTAGGCCACTGACGTCCCCGGTGCTGAGAGTCACGGCTCCGGTCTTGCCGGCCACCGAGGTGACGGCATCGGTGAAGCTCATAACGCCGGTACTGGCGTTGTAGGCCAGCGAGCCACTGGCAGAAATCGCCCCGCGCGCCAGCGCGTTGCTGAAGTACAGGTTGGTGCTGCCCTGACCGATGTTGTCAGTGGTCAGGCTCACCGCGCCGGTCAAGCCATTGACGCTTGTGACCCCACCGCCTGCCAACGCCTGAGGTGCGTAGGAGCGCCGATCGGTGTAGCTGGTGACCGTGGTCGATCCCGTCATCACCTGGTACAGGGGAATCTTGCCAGCCGTAAAACCGCTGGTGTTCACCGTCACCGCGCCAGTACTGGCATCGGCCATCAGGTAGTTGGTGCTGCTGGCGGTCAGGCTCACCGTGCCGTTACTGATCTGGCCGTTGAACCAGCCACCGTAGTAGCCCCAGGTCAAGCCGGTAGTCGTGCTTGCCCGCCGACCCCACAGCGTGGCCACGCTGGCCGCATCAAACAGCGCATTGGCCGTGACTTCTTTGCTGCTCTGGTTGGTGGCGATGGTGTCGAGAAGGGAGGTGCTGTTGGACATGGGTCACCAAAATGGGTTACCTGAGGATGCTGGTGCTGGCCAGATGGCCGAGCACGCCCTGATCGCTGTTTTGGGCCACGGTGAAGCCGATGGTTTGACCGCTGCTGAAGCCATCGGCGCTGATGGATGCCGCGGAATAGACCCAGCTTTGTGAAGCGGTGACCGTGACGGTGCGCACCACCGTGGAGCCGCTCCGCACCTGCAGCCGGTAGGACTCGGTGCTTTCATCGAGCGGCACGTCGGTGCCGTTGAGCCAGGCGGCGTTGACCCGCGCGCGGCGGATCCAACTCAGCGTGATGTCGTTGGCGGCCGTGGTCGAGCCGGGTTTGGCACGCAGCTGCGCCGGAGACAGCGGCCGCACGCAGCCCTCTTGCACGGTCAGTGTCTGCGCCTGGACGCTGCTGACGGTCTGACCCAGCGACACGGGCAGCAGCTTGAGCGTGCTGCCCAAGTCGGAGACCTGCAACGGCAGGCGATCAAGTTTGGTGTCCAGCAGGACGAAGGTGTCACCCACCGCGTGGGCCGTGGCCGCCCATTCAGTGCCTTGGCGGGCTCGCAGAAGGCCGCTCAAGCGATAGGTGTTGGCAGCGATCAGCGTGGCGCTGCGGAAATACACGATCTCCTGGCCGATGGCCGCGGCATTGGTGCCGGCCAGCAGGCCCTCGAATGTGGTGCTGGAGAGGCTTCCGCTGATGAGCTGCACATCGACGGTGTTGGTCTCGTCGGGGATGTTGCCGCTGAGGTAATTGCCTGAGGTACCCAGCACGCCGTTGCTGCCCACCGTAAAGCCAATGGTGGCGGCTTGGGTGAGCGTGGCCACGGCATCAAAGGTCACCCCATCGCGCGAGAGCTGCACCTGCGCGCCGGGCCAGGAGGCGTCGTAGCCGGCCACACCAAAGTACAAAGCCGCCGAGGTGTCGGTGTCACGCAGCGGCGGCACATCAAGCGCCACCAGGCGCGTGGGGCCGGCGTAGGCGATGCTTGGCGTGGGGTACCCCTGTGCGCTACCACCCAGGCTCAAGAAGGACTCGCTGTAAAGCGTCGGGTCTTCACTGACCGCTGTCCACCGCAGCTGCCCCTGTCCGTCGTCCTCGCACTTGGTCAGGCGAACCGTGTGGCTCACGCCGTCGGTGTCCACCACCGTCACCACATCGGTCGGCTCCAGCTTCAGGTACTGGCGCGTGGTGGCGAAGGTGAACGTGGTGCGCGAGACCCAGGCGCTCCACAGCATCAGCTCGCAGCGGGTGCGGGCCTCATCGTCGCGCATGACCACGGGCAGCTGCAGCGTGGTCTTCTGCTGCGACGCGGTCGCGGTTCGGATGGCGCGCTGGGTGCCGTTGTCGTAGTCGTTTTGCGAGCCGATGTAGGTCAGCTCCATCGTCTGCGGCAAATCGAGCTCTTGCGCGCGCGAGGCGATGACCGGGTTCAGCCCCTCCTCCGCCTGCGCCTCGTGTGCGGCACCCAGCACCTCGGTGCCCAAGGTCAAGACTGGGCTGGTGCCGCGTTTGACGAACTTGAGCTTGGCGTTGGTGTCGGCGGCATCAGCAAAGTACGCCTGCAGCAGCGGCGCGAGGTTGTTCTTGGCACTGGAGCGGTTGGTCAGTGCGTAGCCCTGCACGGTGTCCGTCAGGGCCGTGACGTCGATCTGGCCGGCTTGCAGGTTGACGCGCGAGCACAGGTCCGAGACGATGGACGCCAAGGTGACGCCGGCGCCTTCGAGACTGGCGTGGGCGAGGTTGAGGCGGATGTCGTAGGGGCCGACGTCGGTGTAGAGCAAGGTCGAGTCGTTGAGCATCGACATCGAGCACACGATCGGAATGGTGGGCAGCGTGGTCAGGCGCGTGCTGGTTTGTGTGACCAAGTCGAGCTTGAACAGGACGCTGCCCGCCACGACATAAATCAGCCCGTCATCGATCACGTGACCGACAGCCACGCCCGTCGGGCCCGTCATGACCGTGCCGATTTGGACCAGGGTGGTGGCGTTGAAACGTTTGATGACGCCGCTTATGACGTCGGCGACATACACATAGCTCGCCGTTGCCCCAAGCACCACCCAGCAGCCAGTGGTGGCTGAGGTGACCAGAGTGGGGTTTTCGATGTCGGACTTGTAGAGCGGGTAGGACCCACCGCCGTAGGAGGACGTGGCCCAAATCTGCGAGCCGGACTTGATGAAGGTGGTGCTGTTGCCTGCGTAGGGCAGATTGGGGATCAGGGTTTCGCTGACGGTGCCCGAGTTCGCGTCCAGCCACTGCATGGTGGACGTGCCGCGGAAAAACGCCCCCGGGGTGTCGCTGCGGCCAACGGTCGGAAAGTCCCCCGGACTGGAGGCAGCCAGAGCCTCCAATGCGCCGTCCGGGCTTGCGCCATAGGGCGTGAGCGTGGCCCGCTGCATCCCGTCATAGCCAAAGTAGTAGCCCCAGGCCAGCACGGTGGTGGCACTGGCCGACAAACAGGGCGCGCTGTAGAAGGTGCTTATCGTGGTGTCGTACCGGTAGGTCGCCACCGTTTGGCTGCTCCAGGTCGGGCTGGATGTGGTGACCACCTCAAACGACAAGGCCGGCAGCGCGTTGCCGTAAGTGGACAGATCGAAGTCCGTGAACACCACGTAGGCCAAGCCCCGGTAGCCGGGCACGTTGCCCGCGCCCAATTCGGCCTCCATCGTCGGATCGGGCCCTTGGGTGTTGGAGCCCAAGTAGATGCGGATGCCCTCGACGGCCACGGCACTCGACAGCACGTTGCTGGCGCTGGCGCCGCTGCTGAGGTTATAGATCAGCTGCGCGTTGGCCCAGATCCGGCGCACGCCCACGATCGGCCCTTCGCACAGGCCCACCGCAAAGGACAGGCGCGCGCTGTAGGTGGTGGTGCTCGGACCGCCCTTGCCCGACGAGGAGGACTGCTCCACCGGCGTGCCCATCCAGATGACGTTGCCCGCCAAGCGGAAGGTGCCGTAGGTGATCGGGATGGGTTGGCCGTAGGCGCTGTTTTGCACCCGCAGATCGGCGATCCGAGGCCCTTCCACCCGCATCGGGAACAGCAGGCCACCGATGACCGAGCCGGCCATCCAGCCCCATTGGGCGCCCGTGGTGCCGCCGAACGCAAAGCCAACTGCAGCGCCGGCGACCGAGACTGCCAGCTGCGCCATTACGCTACCCCCGGCAAGCGGTAGCAGCCGACGACCTGGCGCCACCAAACGGCATCCAGTCCATGCTCCACCACGCGCCGGCGCGGCAGGTAGGCATGCAGGATCGCCTGAGCGTCACTCAGGAACGTTAAATGCCCAGGATGGGCATCGAACTGAAACAGCAGCACATCGCCAGGCAGCAGCTTTTCGATGACCAGGCGGTGCATATGCTCTTCGCACATTCGGCGCAGCGAGTCACCATCGGGCCGGGCGCTGTAGCCATCCACATCGAATTGCGACAGGCCCAACTCATGGGCCACACCGATGATCAAGCCGGCACAGTCCACCCCGACGCCCTTGAGTCGGCCTTGGTGGTGATAAGGCGTGTTCAACCACGTCCGGGCCTGCCGGACGACGTCTTCAAGCCTGACCATGGTTAGCGTTGCACCCGCAGGATGGCGTCGGTGCCGGGGATGAACGGCTCGCCGCGAAAGTTCACCAGGTTGGCGTAGCGCGCCTTGCAGGTGGCGGCCGTTTTGTCGCAGCCGGCCACGATCGTGTAGGTGTCACCCACGGCAATCGGGTAACTCATGGGCAGGGCCAGGGTGACGGTGCCGGGCGTGAACTGGCGCACGTCCATCTGGTAGCCGGCATTGGCGCCGGTCAGCCAGGTCACCAAGCCGTAGGTGAAGTAGCCCTGCGCGTAGTCGAAGGTGAACGCCACCGGCTTGCCGCTGTCGAGCGAGGAAAAGGTGTACACCCCAGCCGTCACCGCATACTGCCCTTGAGTGGGGCCGGAACTAACAATTGTTAGGGGCAGCCCAGTCTGGGTATTCGTTACGCTGACGTTGGAGCTCCATGAGCCACCTTGCGGCACCAACGGGGTGATGGTTCGCGGGTTGCTGGTGGGGATGCTGTAGCTGCCACTGGTGTAGGTCACCGTCGGGCCGACTTGGTTGAGCGACGGGTCGGTGAACACCCGGCGGTTGGTCACCCCCGTCACCGTCCCGGAAAAGGTCAACGGGGTGAGATTGACGGTGCAGCGGCTGTCGCCGAGCTTGGCGCGGCAGGTGGCCGAATACAGCGTCCCGACTTCCTGCTGCAGCAACTGGCCTAAGCCGCGCAGCTCGGCCACGAACTGGCTGCGCTTGGTCACGAACTGCCCGAGCACACCGGTGGTCAGTGGCAACACGCCCATGCTGACGTCGGCGTAGTTCACCAAATACAAAGTGACCGCGGCGTAGTCCCACAGCCCAGCCGCCACGTCCTGTGGCTCAATGGCTGAACTGTCGAAGACCGCCGTGACCTCTTGGTTGCTGATGGACAGGTCGTCCGACCAGACGATGGCCGACGAGGTGTGCCCACCGGTGCTCGCGTAGGTCACGCCGCCAACGGTCAGGTCCTGGTCGTGGTCGGTAAAGCCAAAGGCCTGGCCATCGGTGCGCACGATCTTCCACAGCGTGGTCACGGTCAGGACTTCGCCGGCGAGGTGGTTCGCCAGGGCGGTGGAGATCGTCCTCATAGCCGAATCTCCACCACGGGCAGCGTGACGCTGCTGGCGTTGTAATCGTCATAGGAGGCGCTGAAGGTGTCGGTGTCAAAGCGCACCGGCACGTCAAACTCGCCCGTCCAAGTAAGCGTGTCGCTGACGGTTGGCGCCGTGCCATAGAAGGTCACCACCCCGGTGGTGCTGTTGACCAGGCACTGGCCTGACCCCGAGCCGGAAGGCACCAGCACGCCGTTCTTGAACACCTGGACGGTGGCGGCCACGGGCTTGGCGATTTTGCGAAGCGCCGTGTTGCTGCCCACGGCGTAGCGTTTGTAGAGCTGTCCTGAGGCCGTGCCGTTGCCCAAGCCTGTCGTGTTGACGATGCCGCTGCCGTTGGAGCTGGTCGCGGTGTAGTCCTTCCAGTCCTTCCACCGAAAGCCGTTGGCCATACCCGCGGTCACTTGAAACCACGCCTGCAGCTGGTCGAGGTCGGCATCACTGCGCGCACCATTCAGCGCATCCCAGCGGCGCAGGGACTCTGACCAGGTCTGGTTGCGCTGCTCGCGGCCGCTGGCGGTCTGCACCACCTGCGTCTTCCACACCGGCCCACCCGTGGAGCGGTAGGAGATCGCCTCAGGAAAGCGCGGGGTCTCAATGAAGGCCATTCAGTGCTTCCCGATCAGTTGCGCCGCAAGGCGCGCTGCACGCGCAGGCCAATTTGCGTGGCTGCCTGGTCGATGGTGCGCAGGTCGGTGCCAGCGGCAAAGGTGTTGTTGATGACGATGTTGGGTCCGGCGGGCTTGTTGTCTGCCGCGGGCTTGTTGGGCAGCACCGTGCCGTTGATGCCGGGGATGAACACTTCGGGCCCGGCCTCGCCGACCAGGTAAGCCTGGTTGCGATAGACCGGTCCCCCACCCTGCAGCGAGCCGCTGATCCGCACGGCCAGTGACTCGCCCAGCGGCAAGCGGCTCGCGTTCATCAGTTCGCTTTCGCGTTCTTCGGTTTTCACCGCCATCTCAGCGGGCTCGACCACCGCGGCCAGGCGCCGGGCCAGACCCGCAGCCAGCGTTGGCGGCAGCGGTGCGGCCATGTAAGGCGGCAAGGCCGCCGTGGCCACGGCGGGCAGCGATGTCTGCAGCCGCGCGGCAATGGCCTGCACCTCGGGCGGTCCAGATGGCAGGGTGACCCGGGGCGTGTTGGCCAGCGCGCTGCTGGGGGCTGCGGCAGCGGGCAAAGCCGGCAGGGCAATACCCACCACCGTGGCGGCCAGGGCTTGCGCCAGGCGTGGCGCAGGTGCGCCCAAAAGTTTGGGCCCCTGCACTTGGGTTTCCAGCTTCAGCCGCTCATTGGGGATGATCGTGCCGGGGATGCTGGGCTTGAAGATCTCCGGGCCGCGTTCGCCCACCAAGTAGCTTTGGTTGGCCGCGACCGGCCCACCATCGGCGCGGGCGCCTGCCACCGGTGCTCCGAACAGCTGGGCAAAGAAGCCCGACACCCCGGCCAGGGGGCCAGTGGTGCCAAACAGGCTTTGCGCCAGGTTCTGCGCCACGATGCGCGTGATGGCTTGCTCCACGCTGCGCGCGAAGTCCAAGAACGCGTCCTTGAGGCTCTTGGTGCCGCTCATCAGGTCGCTGAGGAAGTTGCTAAACCCCCCGACGAAGATGTCGCGGAACACGATCCCGAGGCCATCGGCTGAAGCCGCCAGCGCGTCGATGCGCAGCTTGAAGGCTTCCACGTTGGCCAGCATCGCCGGGTTGCCACTGGCTTGGGCTACCGCGTCCATTTGCTCGGCAATACGCTGCAATTCCGAGACAGCGCCCAGGCGGGCCGCGCTTAAGCGGGCCAGGCTTTGCAGCTCGTTGGCAGCCCCCCGCTGCTGGTCCAGGGAGATGCGCCCTTCGGTGTTACGCAGCCGCTCCTCCACCACCGCTGCCTGAGCCCCGAACTGACTGAACGATGCCTGCTGCGTTTGCAGCCGCTCGATCCGATCCAGCACCTGCAGGGCCGGCAGGTCTTGCTCAACGGTCAGGCGTTGACGCAGGGTGCGGTTTTGCAGCGTCTGCTGACGGCGCGAGGCTTCTTCCAGGTTGCCTTGCAGCTCCAAGAGGCGAACATTGAGCCGCTCGACCTCGTCGGCGTAGTCGCGCGTAGCCTTGGCCTGCTCCAGCCGGTCCAGCACCGTCTGGCGCTCGACTTCGGTGGTAATGCGCTCTTTGCGAATCCCAATGTCTTCGATCCGGCCGGCCAGCTCGGCCTTGGCGCGCACATCAACCATGCGGGCCATGGCGCGCTGCAGGTCGGCGATTTCTTGGTCGTACAGGGCCAGCGACCGGGTACGGAACGCCTCGGTCGAGGCTTCGCGGGCGGCAAAGTAATCCGCTATCGAGATCAGGTCCTGGCTGTACAGGCGTTGCAGCACCTGCTGACGGGTCTGATAGAGCTGCTGCTCTTGCTGAATCTGGCGCTCAATGACCTTGGCCTGGGCGTCGGCCTGCGCCTTAAACAGGCCCGTGTCCGGCTGCGGCAAGTTGAAGTCGGGCAGCCGGCGCCGGTTGCCCAAGGTGTCGCTCAGATTCTTCGCGTCTTCGGCCAGCTGCTGCTTAAAACGCTCGGAGAACAGCGGCCGATTGAAGATCTGCTGCATGTCCTGCCACCAGGCATCGCCCACGATGGTGATCTGCTGCAGCCCGTCTTTTGCGGTCTGAAGGCCCTTGGTGAGGTCGCCCGAGAGAATCTGAAACACACCGGCCATCACCTGCCCGAGGCCGGCCATCTGCGCGGCTGCGGCGGCGATCGTCTTGCCGGTCATGAGGAACAGGTCCGGGATGACGCTGAGCACGTCGATCAGTCGGGCCAGGCCCATGGCGGTGGCCTCAGCCCACTGCCGCAGCGAACCATCCGCGGCTAGACGATCGACGCTGCCGCGCAGGCCGTCGGCGGAGTTGGTGGAGGACACCATCGCCTTGATGAAGCTGCCCATGACCGGGGCAATCTGCAGGGCGATGGTCTTAAACACCGAGTCCACCGAGACCTGCAGGCGCTGCAGGTTGATCTCGTAGGCTTTGGCCGCAGCACTTTGCGCGGCTGTGGTCGTGACCGCCAGGTCGCCCACCGTGACCAGGTCGTTCATTACCGGCAGGAGGTTGGCACCCGACTTACCGAGTAACTGCTGCGCTACGGCCGTTTTGGTAGCGCCGTCTTCGTACTTCGCCAGCTCGGTGGCCACCCGCACGAAGATGTCTTCAGGGCGCTGCGAGGCCAGGTTCTTGGTGGAGATACCCAACGCCGAGAACGCCGCCACGGCAGTGGCCCCGCCCTGCTCGGCTTCGACCATGCTCTTGGCCAGGCGCTGCAGCCCAGTGGCCAAGGAATCGGTGCTGGTGCCCGAGACTTGGGCAATGCTCGATAGCCGCGACAGCCCCTCGATGGTGCCGCCGGTGCGCTGCGCCAAGTCCTCCAAGCCAGCCGCCGAGCGCAGCGCGCTGTCGATCTTGGTCTTGACGGTATCGAAAGCGATGCCCACCGACAGGCCAACGCCAATGGCCTTAAGCGCGTTGCCCGCGGTGTCAAACGCCCGCTGCACCAGGCTGGCGTTTTGCTGCGCGATGTAGGCAATGCGCCCCATGTCGCTCTGAAACCGCGCCACATTGGCGGCGACTTCAACGACTAGGGAGCCGAGAGACCCACTCATCAGTCTTCGTCCTTGGTGTAGCGCACCACCCGATCGCCGAACAGCGTCTTGCCCAGCAGTTGGGCGCGCGCCTCCTCGTTCTCCAACGAGATCACGGCCGCGGGTTGATCAAACGACTTCGCAAAGGGCATGAAATCCACGGGCTTGGCCGCTTGGCGTGGCGGACTGGCGCTGTGGTTGGCCACCGTGGCAGCCAAGATGCCCAGCCGCAGGTCCGCCCGCGGCTCACCGATTGGCTCGATCTGGTCGTAGGCCATGTACTCGGTCAGCTCACTGGCGGTCATGCGGCGCAGCATCTCGCCCACGGGGATGCCCATGGCCAGGCTCAGGCGAAGATAGAACTGCCGCTCTGGGCGGCTTCGGAGTTTTTTTGCTGCTCCTGCACCGACTCCATGCCGTCCATACCGTTTAGGCGCTGGGCCACCCGAAACAGGCGGTCCAGCGCCGCTGCGCTCTTGTTGCCCAGCTCGCGGATCGTTTTGTCGTCAAACAGACGGTCGCCCGACTCACCATCGACCAAGCAAGCCGCCACGATCTTGGCGCGCAGGTTGCTGGTGTCGGCCTCCCGCTTGCCGTTGACGACCTTGACCATCTGGGCTTCCAGGGCGTCGCGTTCGGCGCCGGTCAGTTCGCGCAGGGCCACCGTGCCGCCCCATTCGGGGACGTCGACGTACTCGGTCTTGATGTCGCTGACAGAAACGATTTGGTCGCGACTGAGGGTTTTCTTCATGCGCAGCTCCTCTTGGCGAAGTTCAGGTCAGCGTGACGGCGCCGCTGATGCGGATGTCGCACGAGCCCTTGACGATCTGGTCCACGCCACCGGTCTGGCTGAACTTCTTGACGTAGCCCTGCCAGGAATAGGTCAGGTTGGAGCCCGCCCCCGGCAGCACCAGTTGGAAGTTAGCAATCGCGCTGCTTTGCTGGTGGGAGCGCAAGGCGGCCTGGCCGGCGTCGTTGAGGTCGGTGTCGAACTCAAACGAGAACTGACCGAAGTCCACCAGACCGAGCATGAACTCCTTGGCCACGCTCTGCAGGTTGGTCTTGTCGAGTTCGCTGGCCATCCCGTCAAAACCGGAATAGGTCTTGATGTTGTTGACCTCGGTGAAGGTCGTCGGGGTAGCCGTGGCCGTGCCAGCGGTGACGGTCTTGCCGGTGGTGTCCACCGCCACCGCAAAGGTGTTGGTGGTCTTGTGGATCACGGTGAACGTCTTGCCGTTGAGCAGGGCCGCGTCAGTGCCCGTGAAGCCGCTGCTGAAGGTAATGATGTCGCCGTTAACGAACCCGTGTGCCGAGGACGTCAGGATCGTGGGGTTGCCCACGGTCACGCCGGTGATGGTTTTGGCCGAGCCGGAGCCCGTGCCGATGCTCAAGGTAGTGCCTTGTGCGCTGATAGCGGTTGAGGTCATGTGAAATCCTCCAAGGGGTCAAAAGAAAAACCCGCCGACTCTTGCGAGGCCGGCGGGCGGTGGGTGGTGGGTGGCTAGCGGTGATGCGGGCGGCGCTACATACGCGGCCCTTTGGGTAGTTGCGCGACCTCGCGCGGGATGCGCTCGGCCATGTAGGCGCGAATGGCTTCAAC